TGACCGCATAATTCGGATCGTTGCCAAGCTGTACGATACCGCCCGGTGCCGGCTGCGTCGCCCCCTGAAGCCCAGTGTTTAGCTGCGACGCCGACAGAACCTGATGAAAGTAACTCGTCATATCCGCCATCGACGAACCGGTTGCCGCGTGCGCCTTGATGCGGTCGTAAAGCTTGTCCGCGTCCGGCATGTGCCAGATGCGCCGCCACACCTCGGCCAGCGTCATCACGGTCGTCTCGCACAACGCGATCTGCTTATTGATGTCGTTCTCGGCCTCGTTGTAGACGCCGAATCGCCACGGCAACACGAGTTTCTGGTAATACCGCGGCGTCTCCTTCTCGCCCTCAACCTGCACAAACTGCTTGAGAATGGCAGCGCCGTACTTGAGCGCCTCGAACACGCCAAGACCGAACAGGAGGTCCGTGTTGCTACGATCCCACTGGCGAGTCAGCACGCGCGCCGCCACCTTCGCCCGCTCCATCTCACGCTTGGGATAAAGGTTCTCGTAGTCCAAATCGAACTTCAACTCCACGGGGCTGTAGAGATGCGCCGCCGACCGCTCCAGATGCTGGTGCATCATGTTGACGAGCGACTTGGTCCCGTCGTAACGCCCAGTTTCGGTGATTGCGTTGAGAAGCCGGCACTGCGCCTCGCGCGAAGCCGCACTCACGCGGCACTGCTCGATCGTCTCGTTGGCAAAAGCGAGCAGTGCGCGCTTCTCGGCGGGAACACGGAGCATCAGACGCGCCGCCTATAACCAGGCTGCAACACCTCGTTGGCGGGCAAGTCGCCCACCTTATCCCACCCCATGCGCTCGGCGTGCGCACCACGCAACGCAGTCTGCGTGCGCGCACCAGCATTGGGGAACGGACCACCCGAGACATCAGTGCTGTACTCCAACCCCGCCGAGTAACCCACCTGCGCATTGGGATTGCGCGCACGGATCGCATCCATGTTCTTCGTAATAACGTTATGAACCACTGGCGCCGCCACATCGCCCTCGTGGCGCGTCGGCGCGAGATCGGTGATCTTGAGCCCCGACATCTCGGAAACAGGGACGCCCGCCATCTCAGCCGCCATCTCGGCTCGCCGCTCCGACCCACGCTCCATATCACGATAGACCTTGTCGCTCGCTGTCGTCGAAGCGTGGCGAATGAACGGTACGACTATGTCATCGTCATCCCGATCGTGCCCCACATAGGCGCCGCACAGCATGCAGTTCTTGGGCATCCCCTTACAGGGATCCCACGCGAACTTGCCGCGACAGTCAGGACAGCGGAGACTGAATGCCATTTTAATGACTCCGGTGGCCCGCCGGCTAAACCAAGGTCACCCAGGGCTCGATCTCTCCGTGTAGGTAGAGACCTAGTAACTCCAGCGGGCCGCCACAATCATCTATAACGCCATGACAACCTCGCCGCCTCCGCCTGCTGGCGCACTCGCGCACGCTGCTTCTCGGCGAAGAACGCCTCCAGCTTGTTCTTGTTGAACAATTGCAGAGCCCCCTGCATTGTCAAGGCCCGCCGCGCCGCCTCCGCCTCGCGCGTGAGCTTGCGCATGATCAGGTTCTTCCTGATCTCCTTCTGCCAATAATACACCATCAGGGCCGCAGAAACAGCCCGGTCGTCCTTCTTACCGCTCGGCGCCTCGATCGTGTCGCCGTCCTGCGCGAGCGTGCGCATCTCTTCGATGAGGTCGGTCGATCGCACGCGGAACAACCCCGAAATCACGTAGTCCCGCAAGTGGTTCATGTACATGACTTTGAGATTAGTGTTAGTCTTCATGTGCCAATTCTGACCCGCCGCCATCCCGTCCGGCCGTGTGTAGATGAACGTGCGCACGTTGCGGAATATATTCTTAAGCCCCTTCTCCTCGATCTCCCGCGACTGGTAGCCATTGTCGATCTGGTGCCGCAGACTCTTGATCTCGTTGAACACCGTCTGACCCGGCCCGTTCAGCTCCAGCACATAGCGCACCTCAGCCTTCTCGGACCCACCATACCAGCCCATGATCGCCGCGAGCATCCACGCGAACTGCTGCGGTGTCGGGTGCGGCGAAGCGAACTCAGCCACCTGATCGATGCCGTCGGCGTAGCAACGCCCCACCTCGATCGAGGAACGATCATTGTGCTCGTTTTCCCCGAACGCGGTATCGACGCCGAGACAATAGACGCCCTCGGGATCAGGCTCCTCCCACACCTTCATCTCGGTCAGCTTTACGGAGTTCGTCCGGTGCACCATCATCCGGGAAAACTCGTCGCCGGGCGTAAAGTGATAGCGATCGAAGCGGTCGGAAGCGAAGTAATGGTACTGCGCCGTAAGCTTGTCGGCTGGAATGAACTGCGAACCCGTGATCTGAAACGCCTCGTCCTCGGTCCATGGCTGCTCCTGGATGCGAGTCGTCGAACCCTCGTACTCGGTCGTCGTGTCGGAATCCGTCTCGTAGACGGCCGTCGGATCCATCTTACGCCTGATCCAGGCAAGCTGCTCCTGAGTGATCTCGTGCCCGTACAACTCGCGTACCAGCCTGATCTTGGCGACCTCGCGCTCGGTCGGCAGCTGCTCGCCGTAACGCAAGAAGTCGGGATCGTCGCGACCAATGCACTGGCTCGGCTTGGACCACCACCCGAGGAACACACAGCAAGAATGCGCCTTGTCCCTGCGCGCCTCCTCCCACATGTCCTGCCACTTGTTGGGACCGCGCGCCGTAGACTCGTAAATGTAGAGTCGATCGGGGTTCACGTCCGACAGCGACTGCTCGAACGCCTCCAAACCCTCATCGTTGTCGTAGGAACACAGCTCCGATAAAGTCGCGAAGGCGAGGCCAATCGACCGGCCCAGCGTACCCGACGACTTGGACTTCTTGACGCCGGCCGACTTAAACAAGATCTTGGAGTTGTTCTCCAGCGTCAGCCCCTCGCGGTTGCCCTCGCCCGCCCCCTTGACGTGAGGAAACTTGATCGACTCAGGCAGATCGCGGATCATCGCGACCAGCTCCTGGCGCGCGTTCTCGCGGTTGGGGGCGGTGTCGAACACCAACGCGCCGGCGAGTCCGCGGTGGATGCCCAGCATGAAGACCGTGAGAGCACGGACGATAGTGGAAATACCAAGCTGGCGGGATTTCAGAACAAAGATGCGATGAACATCCCGCTCCAGCGCGTCAAAAATCTCGGTGATGAGCCTGATCTGCCCGTCGTAAAGGTTCTCGCCCAGGCAGATGTGCCCGTCGTCCTTCGAGTCGATGCTGCAAGCGTTGAGGAACTGGTAAAAGGCGGCTTCCACCACGCCGCGCTTGCGCTTGGACCATCCTGGCATGCAGGATGATTACTACTCCCAAGCACGGACGACAATAGGAGCGCGATCGTCATCGCCTCAAGAACCCCGCCTGACTCTGCCGCTGCTGCGCATCAAGCGCCTGCAACTCCGCGTCGCACTTGGCCTTGAGCATCAGCCAAAACGTCATCCCATCTTGCCGCGCGTCGAGGATAACGGTCGCGATCGGGTTGCCGCAGTCCTTTGGGGGCACCACGACGAACGCGCCGCCAAAGCCGGAGGCCACGTTGCGGTCAATCTCCTCGGCAACGCGGAGGAAGAACTCCGCGTTGGAGGGAGACTTGGGCTGCTCGTCAGCCACGAACTAGGGACCGGGGCTAGCCGGTACGGGCTGAGAAACGTGCGTAGCGTCAGCCGTATCAAGTACGATGTTACTCGGTGTCACGTCTTGCACGATATCCACGACCAGCGTCGCCACCTTCAATCCGGCCGTGTCAGACACGGTGACCGTGATCCCCGGTGAAACCTGCACGAGTGGCGTGAGAACAATGGCGGGATTGCCACCCTTGTCCGTCCCAACCGTAGTACCGAGGCTAGCCGGCTTGCTGGAAGTTACCGAGAACACGTCCCCGGTCGGAACCGGCTCGGTTGTACCAGCCGTGTTCTGAGTCTTGATCGTGATAGTATCGATCTCGTCGTTCGGCAGCTCATAATTCGGCATCAGCTTTCCTTTCTTGGTTTGACGCGTTGGCAATTCAAGCCCTATGACGGTAGGCTTGTGGTAAAACATGTACAGAACTTCAACAAATTGCTGCAAAGTCATAAACGCTTTTTACCTCACATAGTGGTGCAAATAAACGTTCTTGACCTGCGCATTGAGCGCCTGCCCCACCGACGGCGCGTTCGCTATCTGCACAGCAAGCTCCTCGGCCACACCCACGTAGGCGCTGACACGACCACTCTGCCACGTCACGAGAAGCTCGTTTGAGTCACTGTCGTAACCAACCTCGGCGACGTGGGAGGAATAGACCGGCTGGGTCCAGCTCATTTGTCCTTCCTCTCCCAATGCCGACACCACCCGTGCGAGGAAATCCTGCCCTCGACGAGGGTGCACAAATCCGGCTTCCTGAACATGGAACAGCCCTCGCACTTATGCAGCGCCTTCGGGTTATCCTGATACTTGGCCTCGGTCTTGGTGATTTTCATTTTACATCCGTCAACCGCCAGCCCTCAATTAGCGAACTCTCGGCTTTGCCATTACACACCCACGACACCTCGTAAGAAACCTGTTGCGGACTGCGATAGTGCACCGCCGTTATCACCCCGACAAGTTCCCTACATCCGTCCACATAGACGCGATCCTTAATCGTAAAAGCCGTGTCGATCTTAGGCATTAGCGCAACAGCCTCAACACTTCCCACTCGGTCATGTCCTGCCAAGCCGGATCAAGTTTAGCATGCAACAAAAACATCTGCCTTGCATGCTCGATGTCGCGCGCCCGCGCTTTGCAGACGAGCCACTTTTTTTCGAGGTCGATCGTTCGCTGACGTTTTTTCCACCACCTCGTGACCCACCACATCATCGCACCATCCCGTGTTCCTTCGCCGCGTCCACCATGATCTGGTGGACCAGAGGGAGCAGCACCTCGTCATTATCCTCGACGGTCTCGTCAGCGAAAAGAAGGAAGGGAATCTTGAGAAGCGGCCGGCGCGCGGGATCGTAGAACGGGTTGCCCTCCGGGACGCGCCACACCAGGACGCGCCTGCGATCGCGGTTGTGGTCGCCCAGCGTCCTGAACTCAGCCTCCATCTCGTCCACGACACCCACCGCGCGCTGGCGGTTCTTCGCGAACTCCTTCGCGGGCAAGCGAATGCGCGCCCGGCGATCGGGGTGATCGGCGAAGAACTGGGCGTCTTGATCAGTCATACCCGCCTCGCGCTCTAAACAAATCACGCTCCAACTCCTTAATCCGCGTCGCCGCCTCCTGCAAAAGCTCGCGCATGTCGGCCAATTCTTGTGGGTATCCTATTCCAATATGCTGCCTGACGCGCTGATCGCACTTGGCCGCCACCGTCTCAAGCCGCGTCACGAGATCGCTCATTGAGCTTATCCTCCAACGCTGAAGTTATTCCCTTGAACACGCTCGACCAGCTCTCGCCCTGGAGCTGCCTAAAAATCCGATGCTTCGGCGTCCACAGCAGCTTCTCGCCTGCGAGCCCGACTCGGTAGTCACGGCCGCCCCACGAGTACGGTATCCAGCATTCCTTCCCTACGAGCGCCGCGATGTGCCCAAGAGCCGACTCGCAGCATATCACAAGGTCAAGGTCACGCAGGAGAGACACTGTGTCCGCCACGTCGCTGATGTAGGGCGTGAGGTCGCGGATGAACCCCGCCGCCCCAGCGTCATGCAACTCCTTGCCCTTCTCATCCTTTTGAAGCGAGTAAAGCTGCACGCCCGGCACGCGCAGCAGCTCGAAGAACCAGGTCACCGGAATGTTGCGAAAGCGGTCAATGTCGTTTGCAGGCGAACCTGACCACGCAATACCGACATGCAGCTTCCTATCCGGCACGCGCCAGGACCCGCGTGCCATCCCGAAAACGGACGCTTCTATGTGCTTCTGGTTGGTGACATCTTTGTTCGTCAGCCCGAGCGCGTAGGGCAGACTTACGAACGTCGTCCAGTAGTCGGCCGCCGGAAACGGCGCCGGCGCCGGGATCAGGTTAACGTTCGGCAAGTGCACAAAGGCGTGCGAAAAGAGCCGCAGGAGCGCCGGCTGAATAAAAAGGTGAAGATAGCGCGCGCGCTTGGCGGCGGCAGGAACGAAGCGTGCAAAGGACAGCGTGTCGCCCAGCCCCTGATCCGCCGCCACGAACACGGTCTTGCCCGGCTGACCCGCCCACTTCTCGTAGGGAAACTTAAGGAACTGCGGCAAGCGCCACTCGAACCGGCGCTCGAAGTGCCTGAAACCGCGCTCGTAATCGCCGTTAAATAGGCAAGCAAACGCAACCGCAATCTCGCAGTTGGCGTTCTCGGGCGCGTCCTTAGGGCACAGCTCCCAGCACTTCTCGGCCGCCACCTGCATGTGAACGCTGTCGCAAAGGTGCGACCGGATCAGCGACATGTTGAGCCAGCCAAGAAAATGCGTATCGTCGAGCTTGAGCGCGGCATCGGTCGCGAGCAAAGCTTCGTCGGTACGCGCCAGCGAGTGCAGCCGCCAGCCAAGGTTGACGAGGGCGCGCACTTTCTCGTCCTTCGTCATCTCGCACTGGAGAGCGAGCCGCCAGTTGGCGATAGCGGCCTCGTAGTGGTTAAGGTTCGAGTTGTTGTTGCCGGCCTGAAAATTTGCTTCGTACCACGTCGGATCGGCAAGGCAGGCGGAAGAAAAAAGCTGGTAGCTAGTCGTGAGATGCCGCGGATCGGTCGCAGTGTTGTGGGCCTCGACAGCCTGATTATAGAACCTGACAGCAGTTATGCGATCACCCATTTTTTACCTGTCTTTTACAGGGGGCTCGGTTACGTCTGCCCAAGCATGTGGTTCGTTAAATTCACGCAGCATAAGCATTCTTCCATCGTGGACGGATCGCCAGCATCCATCCCATGTCGAATAGCGCGCGTAAAAAATCTCAGCTCTACGTGCACCAAGTCTCTCTAAACCCTCAGCCACTTCCAATGGTAAAAAACGCATGACGGCAACAAGAACGCCCTTACCCGTGTACGGCGCCTTGGTCATATCCAATTGCCAATCGGTCATTCCTCAACATCCTCCTCACCTGCGTCGCCTGCACCGGCTTCTCGCCACGCAGACGCACGCCCATCTCGTTGAGGCGAGTCGCCACACGGTGCGGGCGCGCATGCAGCTCGCGCCAGAGCTTGGCAGTCAGGCGAATCACTTCTTGCTCATCCTCGCGAGGCTCCAGCACCGCCTGCCTGCCCTCGCCTACAACTTTAAAGCCGTAGGGCGCCTGCCCGCCGATATGGCCACCGTTGCGCCGCTTGCCGGCGCGGCCCTCGATCGTGCGCTCGCTGATGCGCTCGCGCTCGAACTCGGCGACGAGGGCGAGCAAGCCGAAGAACAGCTTGGCGACCCCGTTCCCCGTCACCGGCTCGGCGCCCATATCGATCAGGATCAGATCGATCCCTCGCTTCTTGAGCTGCTCGGCCGTGAGCATGGCGTCGGAGGCCGAGCGAAACAGCCGATCGAGCTTGTTCGCCACAATCACGTCTCCCGCCTTGGCGGCGGCGAGAAGCTCGGCGCCGGCAGGACGCAAGCCAAGCGAAATCGAGCCGCTGACACCCGCGTCCTCGTAATGGGCGAAGTCGTGCGCGGAGGCGCCACGCAACTGCGCAACCGCCCAGTTCTTGCGCCGCTGCTCGGCGAGCGAGGTCGCACCGTCGGCGGCTTGCTCTGCTGTGCTCACGCGCGAATACGAGAGAATCATCTCAGCACTCCATCAACGGAGGCAAGTACCTCACCGTAACCACGTAGGGCTTATCAGGAGGCGGCGAGAACTCAATCGTGCTAACGAATATAGCACACACCCTTGGCCTGCCCGCTTCCAGATTGCGCTCCAACGCCAGGGGATTTACGATCTGCAGCACGTATCTATGCAATTGGTTGTGCTTTTGATTACCCTCGATCCACGCTGCCACCACCTGACTATAAGCTGGCAGCTTGTACTTGGTCTTTCCCTTACGTAGCTTCATGATGCACCTCCCCTGCCGTCTCTCCGGCTGTCACGCTACCGGCTATCCCGAGATGCTACCTCTCGATCCCATCCCGCACGATAGTCTGTTTTCCCGCGTCCTCGCTGGTCAGCGTTCGCCGTGTCATGTCAGTACGCGCAACTGTTCCTGGAGGTTACGAGCCATTCTGGTGCTCCAGGACGTGACCCCTAGACGAGGTGGCTCGGGTCAAGCAGCCTCCGCATGTAGTCACCCTTACTACACGAGCGCCTTGGTGTCAAGCCTCGCTTGCTTGATCGCGCGCTGCACACCCTCCGCGAGCACCACTTTCGGCCGATAAAACTGCCGCATCTTGGCGGTGTCGGCAACACGCCAGAACACGCCTTCGGGCTTGGTCTTGTCCACAGTTACCTTCGCCTTCCGAGCCGCGTAGACCAGAACTATACGCGCCAAGTCCAAAAACGAAGTTGGGTAGCCGCTCCCGATATTGAGCGCCTCGCCGGGAGAAAGCTTCCACGCCGTCTCCATGACGCAGTCCACCACATCGTCGATGTGGACGAAGTCGCGCACCTGGTCACCCGAGCCCCACACTACTAGCGGGCCCTCGCCAGCAACGGCGTGCTTGATGACGCTGGGAAACGGGTAAGCGAGATCCTGGTCCTCGCCATAACCCGAGAACGGGCGGTAGATGACCACATCGACGCCACGCTCGGCCGCGCGCTGAGCCAAGTACTCGCCGGCGAGCTTCGCCCAGCCGTAAGTCGCGTCAGGGACGCCGATGCGACTGCCGTCAAGCGCCATCAGCGGCTCGCTAAGCGAACAATGGGATTCTCGCCGCTGGAACATCACCGGATAGACGGCGGACGAAGAGAAGTAGACGATCTTCTGGCCCTTGACAGGAATGCGCAAGACCCAGCGGAAAAAATCGGCGTCGATCGCAAAGTTCTGCGCGATGGCGAGAGGAGCGCCCTCGATCTTCTCCCGCCCGCCCACCACGGCGGCGCAGTGGATAACGAGATCAAACACCTCGGTCCAAGCGCGTTCAAAAAAGTAGCGCACATCATTCTTAACGAACGTCAAATTGATCTCGTAGTTCGATTTGAACATCCACCTGTGAGGAGGAAGACCTGCGGACATATCGTCCACGCCCGTGACCTTCCAGCCATCGTCGAGGAGACGCTTCGCGAAGTGGCGACCAACGAATCCCCCACATCCTAAAATTAGCGCGTGCTTCATTCGCTCCCCTTCTTTTTTCTCTTCCTGCGTCCCAACTTGTACAGCTTGCGCAACGCTACGGCGTCGTAGTGAGGCGAGTCGTCGATCGACGCAACTGCCGCCTTGGACGCGCGGTAACCCCACTCGTGCTCGTACACGTCGCCCCACAGATCGACCGTGCCGCTCACGACGATAGTACCATCCTGCTCGTAGTCCCTGATGTAAGAACAAGCGCGATGCCTGCTCTTGAACCCGTGCACCCCCTCGTCGATCTTGTTGGAATCGCCCTCCGCCGGCTTACCCGGATGCCACGCGTAATTCGACATCGCAGCGCTATACAGCAGGCCATCGCGAAGCACCCAACAGCGATAGGCGACTACTTCGCCGGCTCTAATTCCGGCGTCTTCGATGGGCTTCGCCGGCGGCGGGGAGACGGTATTGAAGGCTCCGACGGAACCAATGGTCGCGCTGGTAACACCGGATCCGGGCCAGAGGGGAGGAGGCGGTGAGGGGAAGGCAACGAATTGGGCGGAGGAGATACCGCCGGCTCCGGCGCCTGCACCGGGTGGCGCGTTGGCACCGCCACGAACTTTCGCAAGGGTTCTCCGATATAAGCCACGAGCAGCCTCCCATAATTTGACGACGTAGCGAGTGCGCCTCTTAAACGCGCGAATTAGCGGAGAGATGACTCTCTCCTGGAACAGCACCCTCTCGACCTTGCGATCGACAGCCTCGCCCTCTCCCCTCGACCGCAACAACTCGTCCAGATAGCGATCAGGGCAATCGAACAAGTTCCAATCCATGACTACACCGGCGGCAGTTTGTGCCAGTCGAACCACCACTGCGACGAGAACGGCTGCGGCTCGCGCGAGCGAACGCCGTAGAAAACCACGCCAGGGGAAAGAGCCGTCAGCCTCACATCGCGATACGACACCTGCGCCGGAATGGGAAGCGAGACGAGATCGCGCGGCGGCAAGGCCGGACTCGCGACGTAGCCGCTATGCGTGTCCTCGACGCGCAGAGAGCCGCCCTGTTTTCCTCCACTCGCAAGCAGCTCGACAGGACCGGAGAGAGGTATCGTCACCGTCGGCGAACCATCAAACAGCGTCAGCCGCTGACCATTCAGCTCGTGTTCAATATTACCCGCGCGCCACGCAAACGGCCCAAAGCCCTGGCTGAACTCCAAGCGCCAGTCGCCCTCGTAGCACGCGCCAATGCCCTCCAGCTGGTGGGCAAAGTACGTGAAGGCGCCGGAGGCGGGGTCATGCAGCATTGGCCCGAGCCCGCCGGCATCCTGCTCGCCCCGCCTGATCGCGGCCGTGCGCGCCGCGTAGGTCGCAAACGCCTCGTCGTTGGCTAGCTGTTCGACCGGCTGGCCGGCAATCTTCAACCCCTGCTCGGCCAGAGGGGGTTCCTGCCCGATCATCTCGACCGGCGAGGGGACAAGGGCAAGCGAGGCGAAGCCGTGGGAAGCAAGCACGCGGTCGTTCCCCCAGTCTGCGCACAGCATACTATCGTGACTGCGGAACGCCCACCAGCGTCCGATATCAAGGTTCGAGAGGCGGGCGAAGAGGCGACGGTTCTCGGAAGTGAGCGAGGTGCGCATATGCGCGAGGGACAAGATCGCGGCCTCACGCGTCAGCACCTGGATTCCCCAACCCCCATTATGAAGCACTGCGTATCCGTCGCGCTGAAACAATATCCTGTCCTCGTAGCAGCGCGGCGTCGCCATTCCTACTTCTAATCCTTCAGAACGTCCTCGTTCGAACAAGGCCATAGTCGGATCAAACCAATCTGGATGTAGCAAAACATCATTTTCAACAAGCCCCACGTGAGTATAGTCCCCGCCCTTTAGCATTGTGGTAAGCGCATAAGCAACCGCTGCATCAGGTCCGCCGCGCACATTTCGATGCACAATAATTCTATGCCGTTCCCCGGCACACATCTGGATTTCAGTTGGAAACGCTTTACCTTCTGCAGTCTGACTACCGTCCACCCACAACAAATCAAACTTATCAGACTGCAACAGAGATTTAACTGCCTGTTTCGACAATTCGACTCTATCTTTTGTTAAAAACGCAATAACGACGCGGTTCATGGAGCGTGATCTCCATAATATGTTTTTTCAGCCAACTTGCGTGCCTGTGCAGCTTCTTGTTTTGTTTTGTATGTACCTAGATGAATATAACGTTTTTGATACCCAATTCGAGCTTCCCAGCACTTACCAGTTTTAGATAGTTTAACGCCAGTAAATCCTGTGTTTTGGCGCCTCGTATCCTGGTTTATTATGTTTTTAGCTGGCGTAGACAACCTGATGTTTCCCCACACATCATTTTTCTTATTCCGATCGTGATGATCTAAATGTGTTGGAGGTTCTTGCCCCGTCACCAATTTCCAAATTATGCGATGCGCAAGGTACATCTTTCCACAAACGTACCCATAAGCATAACCGCTCTTTAGCCGACTCGCAAAAGCACGTTTACCCGCGTAACGCGCATTTATGACGTTCGCCTTTGTCTCACTACAAAAATGACTAGCCGGACGAACTTTCCAAAAAAGCAGCCCCGTAGCACGCTGATATGAAAAGCATGCTTGCAAGTATTCAGCAGAAGGAAGAACAGTTCGCCTCACAACATCGCCCTCCCGCAGTCGCGGCACCACGCCTCGCCCAGCTCGGCCACGCCGCCAGGCAAGTGCCGCAGCATCTTCTCGATCTTCCACAACAGCTGCGTCATCTCGAGCGGGGAAAGGTTCGGGGCAAACGTCTCCCGAGCGAGCCAGTCGGCAAACTCGAAAACATGCTCCATACCAAAGAGTTCAGCCTTCAAGTCCTTTACGAGGTCGTGGGAGTTGCGCTGCTGCCACACGAAAGGACGACCGTAGTGAACGAAGAGGCTGCGCTCGCGCATGACGCGCTGCGCAATGAGGCCGGCGAAAATGTCGTCGTAGCGAAAAAATTGCGGGACCATGAGGAAGCACGGGGCAAGCTCGCGCAGGAAAGCGATGTTCTGGGCATTGAGTGGCGCCCACGTGGCGCACGGATCGGAGACGACGCCGGCGCGCAGCACCTCCGACACCTGGTGCACGGCCGGATGCCGCGAGATGCGGTCAACAGCGGAGGTGTCGGGGTCACCCAGGACTGCGCCTTGCGCCACGCCGATGCGCGCATCGACGACGGGCTCGAAGGACAAGCAGGAAGGAAGCTGCTGCGGGAAGCCGCGCTGGCAGACGGGAGCGCCGGTAAGAGGAAATTGAAGATGGCCGGGATCGAACCAGCCTTTGTCGCTAACTTTTAACCCGCTCCACGCACGATTCCACGTGATAGGCGGCGTGCTTGGATCGTCAAAATAAACTTTGTCATCGAACATCTTAAAATAATTCATAAAATATGCAGCACCCATCGGGATGTTGTCATCGTCCACACTGACAATCAGCTCGGCGCCCCACTTGAGCGCCTCAAGGAGCGCGATGTTGCGCCGCGCGATCGTATTCCAGCCGATGAGGGGGGAGCACTCCCAGCCCAACTCCTTCTGCCTGTCGGGCGAATACGCTTCGCAGTCGGGGATGGATGCGCAAAAGTCGTAGGCGGCCTTGGGGGTCTTTTCGTCGCAAGCAACAAAAAAGCGAACGCTCGGGTCGAAGCGCCGGTAGAGCGCGAGAACGTGAGGGACGTTGATCGTCGTAAGAATGAGCGCAGTCTTCATGGCGGACCAGGATCTCGATCGATCGGATCAGGGACGCGCTTTTTCCGCACTTGCGAGCGCTTCTCCCTCACCTCCCACTCGCGCAGTATCTGCGCGATCTTGAACGAGACGGCGCAGCCCTGCTCGTTGGCCGCGCGCCTCACACTTTGGAGAAGGTTAGGAGGAAGGCGGACGGAGGTGGGTTTTTCCAAACGCGACATCAGTCAGAGCGCGGCGTGCCGTCGGGCAAGCGCGTAATAGCGACGTTCGCCCACATGGCGTTCAACCTGTGGCCACGGATCGTAAAAGTCTTGTCCGGCCCCTCGGGCAGAACGGCCTCCAGCACGTCGCTAAAAGCTTTCGCGGCAGCGCGCACACGGGCCGTTTTCTCGATCTGCGCATCAGTTAGCTTGAGGTACTCGAAAGTGGACGAGTGCATGACTGCTCCTTTGAAAAAAGGCCGGGCGGTTGGCGTCACATACGGGGAGGATGTATGGCCGCCCGGCCCGCTCGCTTTTGGGGACGAGCGATGTAGTCAATAGCACTACAGAGGGGGAGACGTCAAGGGCTGCTTGGCGAGAGCGCGAATGGCGGTGGCAATCTCGATACGCTCCATTGATGGTGAAACTCCTATCGACAGCAGCGATTCTCCGTCTGCCAACTTCGCACACCGCTCGATCGTCGCGGCTTCGATGGCGTCTCTGCGATCTTGTTCGCAGCAAATAACAGTTTGCAGTCGATCTATTTCATCCTTCAGTTCCCGCACGCGGGCTTCGGCAGCATTCCTCTCTCCTTCAAGGGATAGGCGCAACGTCCGCTCAGTTGCGGCATCTCGTTTCGCTTGCTCAATCTCCTGCGCTTGCGCGGCGAGAGCATCTCGCGCCAGCGTGCATATCCTGCAGCCGCAGCCCTCAAGTTCCGCGATCGCCCGCGCGATCAGTTCTGCGGCGTCGATCATCCGTCTCTTCCGATGAGAGCGTTTTGAAGCTTGCCGATTTTGGCGACGTGTCGGTCTATCGTTTGCGCGTCATCCTCAATGCGATTGCGGGCCGCCATCAATGCAGTTTTAAGCCTCTCGATCTCCTGCGCCTGCGCGGCGAGGGCGGCTTTCATAGCATCGATGAGTTCCCCCGCTGGTGTTCCACCATATGCAGCGAATGCGTGGTCTGCTCGCGCGATCAGTTCTGCAGTGCCGGTCATCAGCTCGTCCCCCCATCGCTTCGCGTCGCTCCGCGATAAAAGCGCGGCCGCGCCAAGTTAAAGTCCTCCATGACCGCCGCCATGCGCTCCAAGTCGAGGTCTCTGTCGGGAGCGAACTCGTAGCCATCGAGCAGCGCGATCGCATCGCGGTAAGCGGCGATCTGCGCGTCGATGGCGGCGAGCGGCTGCGCGGTGGAAGCGGCCTGCATTTTTAAAGCTTGGCGCAGCAGCGGGTTGGCGGAGCGCTTGGCCTTCAGCCGCGCCTCCACTTGCTCGAGCTTCTTCCTGGCGCGCTCGATCGGGCGCTTGGCTGCTTCGAACTTGGAAATTTCCTTGGCGAAGTCTTCGCGCGCAAGAGCGACGAGGTTCATGGTGAGCGGATCGGTGGCGCCGGAGCGCACGTGCTGCTCCACCACAGAAGCAAAGAAACCAACGCAGATCGATACCGCCTTGGAAAGAGAGTTGTCGGCGGCACTTTCGTCGAAAGTGCCGTCGGCGTCAAAGCGCGCTCGGCGCGCGGGATCGGCGAGAACGAGATGCGCGCGAGAAAGACGAGAGAACGCCTCAGCGCTGCCGCCGGCGTCGGGGTGCGCGCGCTTCGCCTTGCTACGGTAGGCGCGGCGCACGCTGGCGGTGGAGGCGGTCTTGTCCACGCCAAGGATCTGGTAGGGGTCGAAAGTCACAACAACTCCAATTAGCGCCGTCTGCTTCCGGCTGCCATCACCACGATCACAGGAGGGCGCAGGTGACTCGATCCCGCATTAAAACCCGGTCTTGCGCTGCAGCGTTGTCCTGCTCTCTCTTGGAGACGAGCGCCGGGCTACGGCCAAGAGAGTTGATAGCACGGGGAGTGTAGTCGGGGCAACTACAATTCAAAAAATTTTTTATGGTTTTTGGAATTCCCGTGGGGGGAGTTGCGTGGTGTGACCAAATTCCTATTCGGCCAGAACCCATCGTGCGCTCGGTTGTACCGACGATAACGTCTCGCGCGGTTGTTGCAACCGCCACCACACTAACAAGTAGAAAGCATCATGTTACCCGCAAATAGCGATTTCAGCGCGTCGAGCGCTCGCGGCCGTTTGATATCTCGTGATAGTCCGTGATAATTGAAAAAGCTTCCTCAACAAAATCAAGTAGTTACAAGGCGCTTAGCATTATGGCGCCTTCGCACAGTCTTGTAAGGCCGTAAAGAATTGGCGCGGCATTATGTCGCAGATTGGTCGATTTCGCTCGCCAGCTGGTCGGCGCGCGGTGCATTGCGACTCATGCTGCAAGATTTGATCGCCGAAGCGCAAATTGAATGCGAGGAACATGGTTCTAAAAACCAAGTTGCTCCCGTCCCCCGTGCACCCGCTAAATGCCCGTTTGAACACGCTGTGCGCGTCGCTGTACCGTGGTCGCTGTGCCTCGGCGGACCGGCGCCAGCCGCGCCGCGGTTCCCTGGAATGCGCCGCTACCTCGAGCAGCTGCTACCAGGCGCACAGTACGGCGCAATCATTGGATGGCGCTTCGGCCGCCGCAATCCGCCCGACTGGGCGATCGACGCGCTAGCGGCGCATCTCGACAGAACCGCCCGCCAAGCCTCGGAAGCCGCCCGCCTGTTGCGCGAATCAAAAAAGCCGGCCCAAACCAGGACCGGCTTGCGCACCAGGTAGGATGAACAGAAATCAATCGCCTTCGCGGATTGCAGCCAATAGACTGCCACCAGGCGGCACATAAGAATAACGCGGCGCCCGAGGCTTATGCTCACAATTCAACCACATTGCACAGTGAGCAATTAACTCTTGCCTAGTCTTATAAATCTTGCCGCATTCGCATTCGTGCTTGTCCATGTAACTCTCCCATAAGCGACACCACGTCGCCACAGCCTCTTATGTACTCCCTAAATATCGCCCTGTCAAGCGAATCAAAAAAGCCGGCCCCAACCAGGACCGGCTTGAAAGAGCAATAAACGAGCTTCTCAATAGTAGCAGTGCCGAAACACGCTGTTGCCCTCGCCATCCCCCGTCACGTAGCCTCGCACGCGACAACCAGCAAGCTTGCACACTGCGGGAATTGAAAAGTAAGTGTCAGCCTCGCCGGTAATGTAAACCGTGCGCCGCATTCCGCCCACAAGTCCATCAAGCCTGCAATTGTCGATCTTGGCAAGCGACGGTCCACCCATCCATTGCGCGCTCCACACGACAGCGCCGTCGATCTGCTTCTCGCTCACATCCGCCCGATACTTTTGCATGCTCAACCCTCCCACACGCCGATAAAATGCGAGACGTTCCCGTTTTCGATCCAAATCGCAACGCGCCCGAAGCTCGCCAGCATCCTTCCCGCTTTCTCCAGCGTCACCGCCAAGTTCCAGATGCAAACGTCTCGTGAACAAGGCCAGCACGCGATCTCAAAGCCGTCACGCATGATTCGAAGCCGATGCATGGCGCACCCTCCTTATGCCGCGCTCGCAGTGCGCTCTCGCTCGATCTTCGCAAGCGCCTGGCGCATCCGTTCCATTTCTTCGTCGTGATACCGCTCCGCTTGCTCAATTGCCTTTTCCGTCACTGCCACCACGTCGATCTTATTCATGACCTCCCACATTTCTTTTTCGCATTTGGCGTGCGTACGAAATGCGTGCTCCAGGTCCGGCCGCGCTAACGTGTTGCCGAACACGTCAAAGACCACATAGCGGAACCCACGCCGAGTGTTGTTACAATCGAGCGCATCGCTCGTGATAATCCAGAACAGCAGGCCATCACTCGTGGCCCGCGCCCGCAACACGCGACTCTTGTGCCAACGCAACGTATCATCGTCAACGTAATGAGTACGTCCGCAAAGGTTACGTTGCGCGTTAGTTCTTGGGTCGCTAACCTCATTTCGATAAAAGTTCATAGCACCGTCCCTCCGGCGCGACGCTATCCGCCGCGACTGTTTATGTACTCCCTAAATTATTGGGTGTCAACTAGCTGTCCTCAAAAATCTCTACATCGCAAAAATCACGCCCGAAACCGCCGCGCGCATTATCAGATAACGCTTTGATCCACTTTACTATTTTATCCGCGGCATTCAACGTGTTGACGTGAATCGTCTGATAAGAATAACCAACCGGTACACTGCCGCGCTTCGTGCGCACCACTATCACGTAGCCCATTTTTACACTCCTTCCTGTTACGCCTGTTACAGGTTGTTACCACCCCTTTTTTAGCACTTTCTATAGTGTTTTCAATGGCGTAACGCGCGTTACGCCGTAACACGTCTCTCCTATACCCATACAATTCTATAACGTATATATAATATAAATATGTATAATATAAATATGTATAATATAAATACACTACCACTATATAAAAATTACCATAATATATAACTAGTTACCGTGTAACGGTGTTACGCTGTTGGTTCAACTCAATAATTTTCGTTACGTGCGTGTAACGCCAACGTGTAACGTGTAACAACACTTACCTTGGTACCACTTTTGTGTAGCCTCGCACTGGCTCGCCCCCGATTCTCGTCACTTTCGGCCCTTCCCATCCCAATCTGCGCAAGCTGTAAACCAGCCGCTTGGCGCTCACATCATTGATTTTGTCGGCGCCAAGACCTAGAAAGCGTTCGAGAATATCCCGCGTCGCTGCTCGCCATTCACCTCCGCCAGCTTCCTGCTTTTCAAGTTTTGCCCACGCCGATTTTTCCAGCTGTGCGAGCATGTCGTCCCATGGATCGGCGTCTCGCCTTTCCTCCTGCAGTGCCGTGGCGTCTCCCCACAGCGTTTCGCCGAGCACCAGCCGCTCGCCGCAAGCTTCGGCCGAATTTGCTTCTGCCCATAGCTGGTCGCGGTCGCGGCGCAGCCCTTCCAGGTCGATCCGCCCGCAGCGCACAGGCCAGAACCGCCGGTTTCCTGTTTGTGATTTGAGGTAGGTTTCTGAATTGGTGGTCCCAAAGAACACGCACCGGCGAGGCTGCCACACGCTCTTGCGCCCCCACGCCGGCCGCGCGCGATCGTGCTTGCGGGTGCAAAACGCTTTCATGCGCTCCACCTCCGCCTTGGAATGGCCGGCGAGATCCGCAATTTCGAACAGCCACACGCCCGCGAGCGCTTCCTGGTGCTGCTTGTCCGACAGCCCAAGCAATGTCTGGTCGCTAAAGTGCGCTTCACCGGCCAGCACTTCGATCGCCGTGCTCTTGCCCCGTCCTTCTGGTCCTTCCAGCACGATGATCGTGTCGAACTTGCAACCCGGTTCGCGCGCTCTGCGCACTGCTGCAACTAGCGATAGTCGCGACACTGCCCGGTTGAACGCCGTGTCGGCCGCCCCCAGGTACGTGCTCAGCCAT